ACGTCATCCGGCGTCAGTTCGCTGGCCGCAATCAATTGCTCAATCTGAATAGCCCCGCCGTTCACGCCGGACAATTCGCTGCGGGATGGTGCTTCCACCCCCCAGATTTTGTCGATCCTCTCTTGCGCCCGAATGCGCGCATTTGCGTCCGTTGACGGGTCGCGGAGGATCGCTTCGTACCGCGCCACGGCCTTCTTTGAAAGCTCCTCAGCTTTCTCCTTGTGGGATTCTTGAAGTCGTGCGCGTGCGCGACCAACATAATCCGCGATTTGCGACTTGGATGCATCGCCAAACTTCTCCCTAAACATCCTTTTAATCTGCCCCGGTAGAAGCGCGGAGGCTTCGAGTTCCATCACGAACTCGATTTTCTCTTCCATCTCGTCCTCGGTTGGACGGACGGGTTTACGTTTGGGGCCGCGCTTCATGTCCTTACTTTGGCTTGACTTCCGTGATCGTCGCTTGTGTAGAATTGGATTGCCGAATCAACACCCGCCGAATCGCGTCGTCCAGTTGCTCCTGGGTGAAAGCAGGCGCACTGTTCTGAACCGTCGCGCCTTGCCCGGTGTAAACCTTCAGGCCGTTCACGCCCTGCTGAAAACCAGCTTGGAACGTGTCAGCGATGGCTTGCGCGTCGGACTTGATGCCCTTGGCCGTGACCTTGGTGTAGTTTGTCCCGCTCCGCTTCTCGATTTCAAGCTCTCCGATTTGCTTCGCGAAAAGCCCGTTCCGGTACGTGGCTCCGTCCGGCGTTTTGATAACAGTGCATCCGACCGCAAGCACTGCGATGAATCCCGCGATGATGGTCTTTTTCATTGGTTGTGAGTATGTTGTTTTTGCCGTGGGTTACAAGTTGTCTCGGTTCTGTCTCTCCTCTTCTTCCCGTCGCTTCAGGTAGTTAAAGCGTCGGTGCTTTTCAAATTGGACTTCGTCCATGTAGCTTCGCATTTCCTCGCGCCGGTTGTCGCGGTCAAGGTCGGCTTGTCCGAATGGGTACTCGATCCACCTTGGGGTTTTCATGGCCTGAGTTCATTCCTGCGGATCCACGCCAGCGAGCCAAGGACGATCAAGAGAGCCACGAGGCCCAAGTGATCGTCGCACCGGATCACGCGGGGCGCGGGTCCAATGTTGATTGGTGTTTGGGTGATGGTGTTCACTTTTGGTAGAGATTCTTTCGCAATTGGGAGCAAACATAAATTTCCAATGCGTCCCTGTATCCATACGGCATTTTGTTGCGTTTCCAATACCTCGTAAGCCACCGAATGAAACGGTTTCGTTGAGTGTTCATAACATCTCACCGAGGAGTTTCCTGCAAACCCAGATATGCAACGCCTCACCGTAGGAGTATACAATGCAATGCCGTTTGCAACGCTTCATTTGCCACCGAATGAATCGATTCCGTTGTGTGTTCATAGATCAAAAAGGCACATCGTCGGAATCATCCCCAATCGGCATCGTAGGCTCACCCACAAGCGGCCTTGGATCGCCCGGTTTCGGTGGATTGGCGGGCGCATTATGGCGCGGCGCATGTGCGTCCGAAGCCTTCTCCCCGTCCCGTTTGCCACCGACAAAAAACCATTGATCCACTCGGATCTTGGTTTTCTCGCGTTTCTTTCCGCTTTCTTTGTCGTCCCAAGTCTCCTGCATCAAACGGCCTTGGACGAGGCATTGCTGCCCCTTTTTATGGTACTGCGCGAACGCCTCTCCGGACTTGCCCCAGATGGTCGCACCCGCGAAACATGTGCGCTCCTTCTTCTCTCCGGATTCGGTTGTCCATTTCTCCGTGTTGGCAATCGACAGTTCGCAGACTGCCGTGCCTTTTGGTGTGAATCGCAATTCTGGATCTCGTGTGAGATTTCCACCGTAGAATACTGTGTTTGGTTGGCTCATGTTCAGTTGTTCCTTTCGCTCTCCATCAGTGTTCTTACCGCCTGTCTAAATTGTTGCCTGCGTGGGTCGCTGGCGTGGTACGTGGCGACCGTGATCGCTTCCAGTTTGTCCTGGTACTGCTCGCAGATTGCGACGGTCGAAAGCGCCTTCTGGTCGCCGAGGTGGGCTTGAAGCCAAGACCATGCATCTTCGCGGGTCATGGTAACGGCCTCTCAATCTTCACAAACTCGCATTGGCCGAAATTCTCGAATTCGTGGTAAATCGTGATCGACGATGGGAGTTGCGTGCCGTGAATCGCGAGCATCCTCTTCCCGTTTTCGGCGGTAAATGCGTGCGACATGTACGCTGCGCGCAAGTCGCGGCGAATCAGCCAATACCAACCATTCTCTTTTGGAAACTCCGTGTTCATCTTGGGACCTCGATCCTCTCGAATATCGCTCCTTCGAGCGTTTGGGGTGTGTGGTGAACCGTGAAGCTTGTTGGGTTTCTTGGATCCGACACAACAAGCATCCATCCGGTTTCGTCGGTGTGCATCCTGGCAATCGTAGTGATCATGCACGGTCGTTTGATCCAATACCACCCATCTTCTTTCGGGATCTCGGTGTTCATTGCGGACCCTTTATTGCGTATGCCCAAAACTTCGGTCGATCAACATTGCCCCAGCAAGATTTCAACCATCGCCCATCAATGAATCTGTATTCGTCAGTTCCTCCCCAATGAGAAACACCGATCAAATCTACGTTTTCGTCCGGCAATTTCTCGTCCGGCGTGAACCACTCAATTGTCTCGGTTATCATATCAGAAAAAGAAGTGTTTAACGGCGTACAAGATCGCGATGATAGCAGCGACGGGAAGCGCGAATTCTAAAGCGGCCATGATTAGGATGGCTGAAAATCCAAACACTGCCGCAATAATAAGGCACGCGATTTGCAATGCGGCTTCAATTGCTTGTTTCATTCCCATTGCCCTTTCAGTCGGAGGAAGGCTTCGCAAAGTTCAAGTGGGGTGACGTTAATGACAGCCCACCAAAATTCGTACTCAAATAATGGATTGATGCGCTCCAACTGACAGACGATCACGCTAAACTCGTCTCGCTCTTTCTCGTCGATTCGTGAAATGAACTCGCGGCACGCGTCGAGTGATTCGGCGTAGTTTAAACGCCCTTCAAACGGTTCAATTCTTCCGGGCGCAAACCAGACGCGATACTTGTAGCCATCCGCGGTTTCGCGACTTTCAAAAGTCCATCCACACAAATTCGCCACGCGCTCGTTGATTTCTTGGTTCGTCATTTTTCCCCCATATCTTTTGCAATCGCTTCGTTCATGCTGTGTGTGCACATCTTTTTTAGCAAGAATTTTCTGTGCACAAGGACTGTATTTAGCGCGATCCCGAGCGCCGCCGCGATGCCCTTGGATGTCAGCCCGGTCTTGGCCAACTCGATAACTTCGCGCTGGCGTTTGGAGAGTTTTTTCATTTTCTCAGTTTCGGCCTATAGCTCGGCACGCCGGTTAGATCCAAGTAGTGCATGGCCTCCAATCGATCCGCCACGCGTGCGTCGAACTTCCTAGGCCATTCCGCTTTGCTGAAGTTCGCGTTCACCATCACCCATTTGTGCTCGCACGTTCCAAGCACGCGGCGAAGTCGGCTCACACTCTGCTGGCTCTTGAACTTGTCCGTTTCGCTTCCGACGTCGTCCAAGACGATCACGTCGGCTTCGGAAATCTCGCGCTGCGCCTCGTCGAATGCTTCCTCGCGATCCCGTTCGCACAGCCGCGCCCAATCCACAAATACGGCCTTTGGCGGGTGTCCCCACTTCCGGTCATGCCATAGATCGATCGAGTAGCTTTGGAAGAACGCCACGATACGCTTCCCCGCGTGGCTCTTTCCGGTGCCTGGACTTCCGCAGATCACGAGTTGCCTTCCTTTGGATGAGTCATTGAATGATGAGTGTTTGATGAACCATTCAGCGGCCTGCCCCAGCCGGATAATCAGCGGGTGGTGTGACTCGTCCAGCTTCAGCATCCGCGCCCGCCACTTCGGGTCGACGTCCAAAATCATCCCACGGACCGTGCTGGCCGTCTCCAACAGCGCGGGCTTGGAACTCTCGGTGCCACTCGTCGAAGCCAGCGATTCCGGCGTTGCGGGGATTCCCATCCGCTCCATTGCTGCGATGATTGGGTCCACCATTGGAGGTTGTCCTTCGTTCGTCATATTTGCCTTTCCAGTTGGTCATTGCCCCGACCCACGACTTCATCGGGTTGCTGCCGACGCGCCAGCCGTTCGACTCGTAGTACCCATGGAACTTGAAAGCCTCGGTTTCCGGTAGTCCGATTTTGGCCGCGTGCAGCTTCACTTCCTCGATTGTTGGAATCTGCATGGGTTCAACTCGCTTCCTAGAACGCTTGCCTTGGGGCGGATTAGGCTCGCCCTGCGGTTTTTCATCCCCGGATGGTGTCGTGGTAGCGGAAGGCACTTTTTCAGAGCCAGAGGGCAAGGGGGCTTGTTCCCCCTGAAAGGGGGTTAGGGGGTTAATGTCTTCTCTATCTGATCTACTCTTCTCTTCTCTATCTACTCTATCGGTTACCCGGTCGGTTTGTTGTGGGATAACCGGTGGGTTTCCGGTGGGTTTTTCGGTTGTTGATTTTGAAGGTCTTCCGCCGAGTTTGCCGTTGTTCCACGCTGAGATTAAAGAGGCGTTTGTTGATGCCCATCCATGCACAACGACCGCGTCCCCTTCGATTTCGATGAATGTTTGCACCATCGCATCCCAGAAGGTTTGAGCGTCGGATTCCCACCGGCAAACCGAAGCTAAAACGATGGGTTTCCAGCCGGTAAACCGGTCGGTTTTCCTGCACTGGCAATGCGCCCAAAGCCTAAGGACATGGATGGGTGCGGTCTCGGTGCCCAAGAGCCTGACGAGAAGTCGTGTTTTCCAGTGGTCCAAAAAATCAGGCTCGACGATCATTCGACTCCTTCGCAAAAAACCCAAACCAACCGCCCGCAGTTGACACGGGATGCACAGAAAGGCGTTGCGCCTAAAGGTTCCCCTGCGAGAGGCTGGTTTGGATGTTCAGTGGTTTTCATGTCTGTGCATTTTGATGGGGTGTCAATCCCATTGTTGATCTCTCAACTCAAAAAATCATCCCCTGATTCGGGTCGGGCGCAATGGGAAGTTTTTGGGTGGTGTCAAAGCCGAACGTGGCTTGTGCAGTCTCGCGCTTGATCCTGGCGCAAGCGGCGGTGAAGTAGTCCTGATCAATCTCGCACGCCGTCAGGTGCGCGCCGAAGTAATGGCAAGCGATGGCGATTGATCCAGAGCCAAGATGGGTGTCGAGAATGGTCATTCCCGGCTTGGCAAACTTGGAGAGAAGCCATGCGTACAGCGCGACGGGTTTTTGCGTGGGGTGGATGCGGCCAGAGTCCTGGCTTCTGCATTTCCACATGCGAGCAACACAGTCAAAACTAGACCACGCCATTTCCCACGCCGAAAGCGTAGGCATCTCTTGCATCTTATCCCATGCGATAATACCCCGAGAAGGTGGAAGCTCAAAATAGTTACCACCCCAAATAATTTGATTTTTTGAAACCCTAAATAGTTCTTTTATGTAATTGGAATCAGGTTTTACATCCCATCGCTTCTCTCGATACATATTGACGTAACAACGTCCGCCTAAGACCCCGCCACCATCGCTAATTCTATCCCCAATCCCATAAGGCGGATCCACGATCGCCAAATCGAAATGCTTGTCTGGAAACTCGCGCATTAGGTCCATGCAGTCCATGCGGCGAAGGTCGAGGGTTGGTGTTTTCACGCGCCTCCTTTCGCCTTGTTCCACTCATTTGCCAGACGCTCACTGACGCTTCCGTTTTCGATGATCGCGTCGCAGATGGCTGTCCCCTTGGGCGTGTACTTCACCTCAGGGTCACGCACGAGGTTGCCGCCGATGATCACTTTGTTGATTGCGCTCATAGTTCACCTGTCTCCAAAACTTCTCCGTCGTAAACCATCCCGTGCCGAATGCAGTACTCTTCCGCATCCGCTTTGTTTGCAGCCCAGACTTGGATTCCCCACGTCCGATCCATGAATTGGTAGCGCCCAACGTAGAGCTTCAACCTACCAGGGCTGTCGCTCAAGCCAGCGTTTCCAAACGGCGTTTCAAGCCTGCTGTTGAAGGATTGCTTTGGGTTCATGGTTTCTCCTTTGCGATTCGCCAAGCCTTGCGTCGATCGTTGACGTGATCCATTTCAATGATGGCATCAACGTCGCAGATCAAATCGTGTATCCTGACCTCAAGATTCGCCAACCTTAATTCGGTTGACTCAAGTTCCTTCAGCTGCGCACTCAGTTTTTCACGCTCACCCTTTCGACACCTAGCAGTCTGATCAGATCTCCATGGGTTTCCGTATGGGTACATGGTGCCACAGTGGAACCAATTCACGTCACATCCATCCCAGTCAGGTTTTGGTAGAGCGCCGCAGAATTCACATTTCACGGCTTCACCTCCTTGAACTCAATCACCCACACCCACGGGTTCTGATCCCACGAGCCTGGTTTGTTGATTGATTCCCAGAGTTCGGAAAACCATCTGCGGTTTGCCTTCAACTCAGGGTTTGTCGCGTCGCACATGCCTTCCTTCCAGCAATCGTCATTGCTTATGTCTTTCAACCGCTCCACGCGCACGGACACAATCTCCAAGATGACGCGCGACATCCACTTCGACATAAATATCGATTGCCGCCACTTCCCCATTCCAGTGAGCGGGTGCCCTTGAAACCCGTTCACATTATGCCCACCGGCCTTGTACTCGATTTGCGCCCCGGGGCGGATGTTTGACGGCTTGACGTGATCCAATGAGTTCGTCGTTCGCCAAGTCTCCTTCACCCAGAGCCGGTCGCCGGGTTTGCCGAAGGGGCAAACTGCCCAAGTTGGTTTATCTCCGACTGGGTTTTGTGGGATGCAGTGCTGAAACCTCCACCCCAAGCGACCGCAAGACAAGTTGTGCGGTCCATTCACCAACAGTTTGTAGCCTGGAATTATGTCCCAATGCGTTTCGCTCGGCTGCGGCTTGATAATCCGCCGCGTCTGCGTCTTCCGGCCTTCGCGGATGGCTCGGACCATCGGACCGCTAAAAAGTATGGGGCGCTCTTTCACTTGTTCGCCTCCTTCCACGCTTTGATTGCCCTGCGGCTTGAGGAGTGATTGGTGCAATCGCTGCAAGGCGGAAACAAATGGCAACCGCAATTCCTCGGCGGCGTTTTGTCGTCCAATTCCTCGAAGAGCAGATCCCCGGCGTCCTGTTTTCGTTGGATCGTGGTTTCAAGCTCGTGAATCTTGTCACCTTGCGCTTGAAGTTTGATCATTTGGTTCCGGGCGTATTCGTTGGCCTCGGCAAGCTGCCGTCTCAGCTCTCTCACTTCCGTGATGTGAACCAATTCATGGTTTCCGATTTTTATGATTTGCTCGCTCATTGTTCCTCCGTTTCTGGATCTTAGCTGCCAGTTTGCAGAATTCGTTGTGCTCATACTGCCAATTGACCGTTGGGTCTTTGGCGTACCGCTCTATGTTGTACTGAAGCGGCTTCCGTGTCTTCCACATTCTCAGAATAATCCGCTCCATGTTTCGGATCTCAGCGCGGAGCCGCATCATGTATTGAAGGTCGTCAAGCTTCTCTTCAATGGAATGCTGTAGCCATTGGTCAGCCGTTAGGTCTTTTCGGTCAACCGTCACGCCGTACTTTTGGAGTCCAACGGCGGCGCGTTCGCGGAGCATCGCGCAAAGTGTTTCGGTGGTGGTCATTTCTCGGCCTCCGGTTTGTTTAACATTCCAACAATCTCGCGATCTCGATTAACCACGTAAATCAACCTCCGAACAACGTCGCCAGTGATCATCTTTGATGTCAGGCAAAACACTCTCCAGTATTCAAAGTTTGCCTCGTTGTACTTCTCGCGATCGTTTTCGTAACCTTGGCCGCGATTGTGGCGGCCGTTGATCCACGTCCCACCTTCAATCTCAATTGCAATCCTTGTCCCAACATGCGCAAAGTCGAACGTCCATTTCCGTGTTTCGTGGAACTTGTGTTGGCGCTTCAGTTCCGGCCCGTTCAGAACCTTCCACATGAAGTGGAACTTGTTTTCCAAAGCCTCCCGCTTCGCCTTGGCTTGGAGCCGCTGAAGTTCAGTTTTTCGGGGCTTTTTAGCTCTCTGAACCATTGGGCTTGTGATAATCATTGGAACCCTTCCACGCGGCACACGAACGCCGTGATATACTTTCGGTTTTCTTCGCGAATGCCTCGCTTTTGCGTCCTGTCGATCTTGCGCCCTTGCGCTTGCTCGATCTCGTCGCACCGCTCGCAAATCCACCCATTTTTGAACCTGCAGCCTTTGCCTCCACACAGGCACGCCGTGGGCTTTTTATGGCGCTTGGGGACGTATGGCTGATGGTACTTTTTGCGCGGTTTAGTTGGTGTTGGCTGGTCACTCATAGGACATCATCCATTTCCTGTTTGCGCTTCCACGCTGGCAGTTGGATAACGCGTGGTTCGTCACCATATCCAGGCCAAACGTTAGACTTGTTGCACTCAGCCAACTTCTGAAGGAGCGCGTTGTTTGTCCGTTGTCCAAGTTCGATGTCTTCAGGATCGAGCACGTAGATGCCAACGCCCGGATAACCCTTCTTCTCAACGGCAATGAAAATGAAGTTGGGGGTGTCGAACAAGTCGCCGTAGTGCGCGGCTTGCAAGTGGTAATTGAGGTCGGCCATCTTGCGCGCAAACTCAACCGCGCTGGCCCCGCCTTCGGGAACAGTCTTGAGGTCGATGATCCACGTCAGGTCCTCGTCATCGGTGAAGACGATGTCGGCGCGACCCTTGAGTAAAAGCCCCGTCCGCTTGTGCCTCTTGAAGATCGTAACCTCTGTTTTGCCACGGGCGCACGCTTCGTTCAGAAGTTCGCACTGCCCGAGAGCGCCGGCGCAGCGCAGGATCTGCTGCTCCTCGTCTGGCGTTACAACTGGAAGAGTCTGCCTAGCCAACCATTCCTTGCACCACGCCGCGTTGCTGTTCCAAGGCACTGGATCACCGACTTGAATCGTGCCGTCCTTGACTCCCTTTGCCGTCTTGGTTGCTGGGTATGTCTCAGGCCTCACCGCGTAGCAAAGCCTGTGTGGCTCCAATCGCGCACGGTGGACGAGTGTCCCGATGATGAGGTTAGAATTGACCTTGTCGGGCTCAGCTTCCTCGCGAGCGTGTTTGAAGTGCGCTGGGCTCAACCGCATGTGCTTCAGCGACGAGACGTTGATTCCTTCCGCTGCGCGGTATTCAGCCTCGGGCACGTCAAAGAGCGGGGTGTCTTCGGGGTAGATCATTTGGCCCTCGCTTTCATCGCTGAATCAGCAGCGGCGTATGCTGTTCTGGTGGCGTCATTGAGCATCGCTTCCATGTTTTGGAAGTTTTCAGACCAGTATTGAGACGCAGCCATTCCTGATAGTATTTGCCCAGCAAACCAGTCGCGCAGAGTCATTCCGCCTTGGTTCTTCATGCGTTCCAGAACTTCTGGATTAGAAGTCCACCCGTGCTGTGGAAACGCTGGCCCGCCGTCGTTTTGTGTGCTCATGCCTTCTTCCCCCCATGCATGTAACCGCGTTGTGCGTTGGCCTTGATCTCTTCAAGGATCGCTTCAGCCAATGGAAGCTCAAAGAACTCCGACATGTCCATGATTCTGATAACAGTGCCAGCCAGTTCTCTGACCATGGTGTCCTTCGTCTTCGCGTCGGCCCATGATTGTTGACGGTGTTTGCGTGCTGCTTCCACGGCTTCCGAAAGCTCGGTGTGACAGAGCCCGATCAGTTCAATCGCGAGGTTTGGAGAGTTATCGATTCCCTTTTCGCGCAGAACGGCGGCGGCCTGCCAGCGTTGATTCCACCAACCATTTTCGCGGTTGATCGTGTGGGATGTGGTTTGCACGGCGCGGAATTGCTTGATGAATTCCCAATCGCCTTCGGTGACTCCGGTTTTCATCCTCTCACCTTCACTCCCTTTTCTTCCCAGATCCGAAGACCGGGAATGGTTTTGTGACCGGCCTTGATTGCGGCGTTGATCGCGCTCGTGGATGGAGACAGGGCGACAAGCGTCGGATTCGCCTTGTACACCTCGGCAATGTCCAAGACTTCAAACTTCCACACAGAGGAGACGGAAACGCCTTCCTGCTTTTCGATTCGCGCAACGGGTGCCACTGCGGCAGCTTGCCTTGCCCTATCCAACGCTTCGGCGCGTTGCTTAGCCTCCAATGCTGCTGCGGCGGCTTTCGCGTCGTCTGCGGCCTTTTTAGCGGCGGCATCTGCGGCTTGCGCTGCGGCTTCAGCTTCCTCGATGGACGCGGCCTTGCGTGCGGCTTCCATTGCAGCGCGTCTAGCTTCAGCTTCAGCGGCCAACCTCTCGCGCTCAATTCGTGCAGCTTCGGCAGCGGCGCGGCGTTCTGCTTCAATCCGCTCACGTTCAATGCGCGCTAGTTCATCCTGACGCTTGCGTTCTGCGGCCCGTTGGATTTCCTCCTGACGGGCGTGGTAAGCGCCGACGAGGCCCTTGATTCGGGTGGATTGTTTTTCGAGATCTGACGAGTATGTCTTTGCCACATCGTCAATCTGGCGAGCAAGATCCAGCACGGGGGCTTTGATCTTCACGCGCGTTTGTTCGCAGTCCTTAACCAGCTTCGCAACGTCCCGTAGGACGGTTGACGCAACCTCAACGTCGAGGCTGTTTTCCACGGTCTGAACGTCGTTGCAGGCTTGGATTGCCAGCATTTTTACGTGGAGTGCATCGGGAGACAATTGGACCAGCGGCTTGTCTAGGCCGGTTATGGTTAGTGTGTTCATTCGCTCTGTTCGATTGGTGTTACTTGACCCGCCAAACTCGATAGCTTCCGTCTTGCTGTTTTCGGGTCGTTACGACGTATCCGAGTTTTTTGGCGCGCATCCTTGCAGTCTCAGATTGGTTGAATTTCTCAACCATGAAGCTGTCCCCGATTTCCATCATACGGAACGCTTCCGTGTATTTTCCGGCTGCTCCCGTTTTCTTCTTACTGATCGGAACTTCCTTATCAATTTTGATTTTCATATAATCGCTCTTTAGTGCCGGTCTCTCCCGGCTGTCGCGCCTGCCTGACGTTTGGCCCGCTGTTGGAGCGGGAAGGTGGATGAGTTGTTGGTATGAGTCTCAGGATTTCACGTTCGTTTCCATTGGTCGTTTCATGAACGATTGCTGGCCTTCTGAGCAAGTTTCCAAACTACCAGCACCAATTGCTGGCGTGCTTTAGCCGTCGCCATTCTTTACACTACAACTCAAATTGAATCGGCCCGTGTTGCCAAACAGTGGCGGCGGGTGCGGTTTTTGACAGTGATCATATCAGCACCGCACGCGCCCACGGACCAAAAGTGTCAGGCTTGCGCCTTGGTTTCGAGGATCGCCTTGATCCCGTTTTCGACGCCGCGTTTCGCGCCAAGGAACTTCTTTGCAAGCGCGTCCGGCATGTCTGCAAAGCACGTCCACGGGTCTAGGACTTCAGGCTTCACCCAGTTCTGAGACCGGCAAAGCGTGACGAAGTTGTCGAAGGTGCCACCGCACTTAGACACGTGCTCGGCGAGTTGTTCTTGGGGTGTCTTGGGTGCCTCCTGCGCTGGCGCGGTCAACGCCTCCAACTTCTCGACGACCGCTTCCGCCTGCTTGGCGACCGCTTCGGGAACTACCTCGACAATGGGATCAGTCTTGGGAGGCTCTGGGGGCTTCGCCGCTTGGCGCGTCTTGAAGCTGGGGCCAGCGGGTTTGTCTTCGGCGGGTGCTCCTGGCTGCGGAAAGAGTTCTTCAAGCGTGAACTCGCCATCCTTCAGTGACGTGCCGTGGCCGATCAGGATCTCCATTTGATCAAGCCCGATGTCGTCAACCTTGGCCACTCCAAGTGAGTTTAGGATCATCTCGACCGTGACGCCATACTTAGAAAGGCGTTCGATGATCTTGGCGCGCTTCGATACGAGAGACTTAACGTCACCGACAGCCACGCGCTTCGCCTGCTCATAGACAGGCATAATGAGAGCGCGAGGAACTACGCGGAAGACCGCGTTGCGCAGTGCGAATGAAATCGCCGCGTTGCCAGTTGTGGCGATCATGTCATCGCCGAATCTCTTACCGTCGCGGGTTGTGACGCGACGCCTCACTTCAATGCTGACGCTGACGTTGTTTTCTAGGTCGTGAACAACCGATTGCGCGGTGATGAATTTGCCGTCATCACCGATGATTCTTGCCCCTGCTTTGACGTGTTGGTAACTGGCAAGCGCGATCTCAGCTAGCCGCACGGATGGCCCTTGAAATCGAACCATTTTACCATCCTTGTCCTTACGTGGCGGGAGCGTGTAAAAGCATCCTTCCGCCGTTTCTTCGTCAAGCGTGGCGTAGCTCAACATACGCTGTTTGACTGCGCTAATAATGCGAGGCCATCTGCGGGCCGTCGCTATTTGCATGTCAACTTGGACGCGTTCTTGCGCCTCAATTGCTGTCGGTGGAATAATTTCTGGGTCTAGTGATTCGTTTTCGCTCATATAGTTACAGTTTGAAATTGAAGCCCCTCTTGGGTTTATTGGTGGGTAACTGCGGGGATATTGCCGGAGCGCAAAGCGCCAAGGAGGTTCGCGCCGGGTCGCGCCAAGAGGGGTTTGAAGTTATTTAAAAAGTGATCCGCCTTTCACGAGTGCTTCGGCTTTGCGTTGACGTTCTTCTTCCTGTCGCTCACGGAGCGCGCAGGATTTGACGGCGGCCCAAATGAATACTCCAGCCGTGGCCACGAAAGCAAGCAATCCGATGAAAATCATTGGGCACCTCCGTCGATCCACTCCGCGTTGCGTCGCATCCAGAATCTCCGATCACGTTCCTTCTCCCATTGGCTTTGAGCCAAGAATACCGTCACCGTAAGTGCCGAGGCGAACACCGGGCACGCCACGGCCAGCACAATCTTTTCAATCAAGTCGAGTTCCATAATCATCCTTTCCAGTTGAGATTTTCCGGCAGCACGATTCCCCATATCCATCCGCTGCGCGTCATGCTGTACGTGCTGCGCGCCGTGACGTCGTCGCCGCTGTCGAGACACACCTTGCCAGACTCGCGGGCCATCTTCACCAGCACGTCGCCAACGCGGCGGCGGGCGAGGATTTTTTGGGCGTCGGTCAAGCCGACAAAGGGGAGGGTTTTCATTGGCAATCCTCCATTACCATCCACACACCTTCTCGGACGACCACTGAAAGCGTCATTCCGTGCTCACGCGCAAACAGCTTCAGCTTCTGCTTCTCTTCAGCGGTCATCCGAACCTTTACCGTCACGTTTTTAGTTTTGCTCATGTCGTTGTTGTGCGTTGACTCTGCCGGCGTGGGTACAGTGTGTCCACAATTATTTCGATTTATTTCGCCTTCGCTTTCGCATCCACGCCGCGCTCCTGGTTCTGTGCTTTTCCGCACATGTCGCGCAGTGGTGCCGCGTGACCGCTGGTTTTCCGCACTGGCGACAGTTGCCAGCGGTCACTTGCGCGTCGGCCCATTGTTTTTGTCGGGTCATTTTAGAGTGACGCAATCTCGCGCCCGATTTGAACGCCTTTGAAATAGCCTTCCGACTCGATTTCACGAATCGCGCCGTCGTCAAGCTGGCGGCTGTATCCAGCCCATTGCGCCTCGGCCTCGATTGCGTCGCAGTCCAAAGCCGCAGCAATTCCACGGATGAATTCGTCTGTTTTGATAGTGCTCATATTCGCTCTTTCGTTTTGGTTGCTTACCGCCCACGCTCCCCTCGTCGAAGGAAGCGGGAGCGGGGGTCAATACTGAAACGATTCCAGCCACGCGTTTTTCACCTCTTCAGGTTCCTGATCGCAGGCTGTTCTGTCCACGGGTCCAACGATTTTACCAAATTTCCCAAACACCGTCCTAACCGGAGCCCTTCGCCCATCGTTAAGCCAGCAATCGTGGTTTGAACAGTCCACCCAAACTGTCTCAAAGCGGAATTGAACAAGTATTGGAAACATTGCGTTTTCCCTAACAGCGTCCGATTTTGTTCTCCATGTTTTAACCGGGTATTTGTAACCAACCCATTTCGTTTGCATGCCGCGACAATGCCACACCCATTCGAAACGTCAACAACAACATGAGTGGAAAAAGGCTGGCCTGATTCCAATCGGGTTGCTATGTGTTGGTCGCTCACCTGCCAAGCGTAGATTGAGCTTACGGGGTCGTTCCGCCAATCGGGGCGGCCCCAGCCTTTATCTCATCCACCCATGGTGGAAGGAGTTGGGTCGCCGCTCTGCGGTGGCCTTTTTTGCATCCACTTCGCGCAAGCCCTGATCCCAAGCCACGGGCGCACCCTGGCGTTGGACCGGTAGCAGACCGACCAAGCCTTGTCGTTCGGCCGCACGCAACGCTGGACGCTGGCTTGGTACCACTCGCAAGCCTCGCAGATCGATTGCCGGTGCGCTGGTGTCTGAATCTCCGTGCGCGTCGTCCTGCGGGCAATCCCGCGCAAGTGCGACGTGACTTTGAAAAGGTACTGCACAAAGCAAAAAGCCCCCATTGCGGGGGCTGTGTCAAGGGGAGGGTGCCTTTAACTTCAAGCAATCAGTGAACAATGAACAAGGCTTTGTAACCGCGACTAGCCGCGAATCTTTCGGATTGGCCCTTGGTTTCAAAAAGCCCCTTCCAGTTGATCCACTCTTCACCGTTCCAACTTCTACCGGTCCAAAAACCTCTTGAAAGGGTGAATTGGATTGTTCCGTTTACGCGCTTTGCTGTGTTGCTCTTGTTCATGCGGTGACAATGCCCGCCAATCCCCCATGCGTCAACAACAACATGGTTGGAATTCTGCGGATGTTTTCCAATCAGACGAGGTCGGCCCGAATTATCAACGCATCCGCTGGTATCGGCGTTACCTGAAGCGAGCCGCTTGCGTTGATTGGGCAGTCGTAAAGCGTCCCCGCGTTGAATTCCCGCCCAACTCCGATTGCGCTTGATTGCGGAAGTGGTGGCGTCAACCGCTCCGAATATGGAAGGAGCTTGCACTCTGACACATATTCCGTGTGTTCAATGAATTTCACGATCTCACCACCGCCGCCGCTCCAAAAGTCCACATCGGCTGTTGGGTGATTGCACTCGGTTCCGTTTCCTGCCGTCGTGAACGTGGCGACGTTCCACGAGGTTTGAGTCTCCCTGGTTCCCAATAGCAACCCGTTGGTTTCGATCATGTCGCGCCACGATTCGGGAATCGCTTGCAAGAAATCGTCGTGAAGCAAGGCCCACTTGAATTGCTCATCCCGCCGGGAATGCACCAATCGCCAATCTCCGCTTCCATCGCACGCGTCCGGGTCAATCGTCATTCCGTAAGTTGCAGCGGCCAAGCTGGCGCTCGC